TTCTGCTACCTGAAAGCCACGGCCGGGAAACTCGGCAGCGTCACATGCAAAGATCATACTCTTGCTAATATCATTGAAATAGCTTAGTCGGCTCAATAGTCCTTGTGGGTTGATTCTAACGATAAATCGACAACTTTTAGTGACTTGATCCTGCCCATTGAGAGCAGATAGCATATCATTGATTGCTATTTGTGTGGGTGGATTATTACCTGAATATGCCATTAGTATCCCTGATCGATTAGTGTCTTATCGACAATCTGCATTTCAACAAATTCCATTGTTAGTCTTGATGTGACGGCGCTACCATCCTCAAAGGTACTAAACTCTGTTTCTGGATTGTAATCAACATCGACTCTAACGAAAGCACCTTTTGCTACTTTCGGAATCTTATCGTTTGGTCTCCAACCACCGTTAGCATCTTTAATCCAAAAATCAATCTCCCATTCTGATGGGCTTATGAATTGTAGGCTATCATAACTTGTAATACCTGTAATCTCTGGTGCAGCGTGGTATCTGAAACGATTTAATAGACCATCGCCTGAAAAGCCTTGACTAGCACCATATAACATTTCAGCATCAGCCTGATTTTGTGGTGCGAATGTGAATGAAAAGTTATATCGTCTTAATGATGTGCCTCTATAAAGAACTTCAACACCAGGATTGATTTGTCGTCTGAATAGGCCGCCGGCGAGAGCATTTGCACCAGATATGAGATCAGATCCAACACCAATAACAGCACCAGCGGCGCCAGCACCTAGTCTTGCTAGTTTGATTTCATCATATTCATGGCCCTGCTGGAAACTTAGATTGTTTGATTGTCCGCCGCCGGGCATATACAATTGAAATGAGTCGAGCATTTGTCTGCCACTGTTTAGTCCACGGGCAGCGCCTGCCGCTTGAACAAAAGACTGTGGTGTATATGCCGAAAACTGAACCATTGCACCATATTCTGGTGAATCCAATAGGTCAGACGGAAAACGATATGAGTTACCAGCCATTTATGTCTCCGACAATGCTACATATATTTAGCGAGGTATATTATGGCTTACGATTACAAACAAGGAATATTCAAACCCACAAAACCAGAGAAGTATAAAGGTGATGCTTCTAATATCGTATATCGATCTGGCTGGGAAAAGAGAGTTATGGACTGGTGTGACACCAATTCAAATATAGTAGCCTGGTCATCAGAGGAGATTGTGATACCATATATCTCACCAGTAGATAACAGACCACACAGATACTTTGTAGATTTTTATGTTGAGGCTATAGACGGTAAAGGTAACAAGCAGACATATCTACTAGAGGTTAAACCTAAAGGACAGACTAAAGAACCTACCCCACAAAAGAGAAAGACTAAAAGATATATTACAGAAGTTGTTACATGGGGTGTTAATCAAGCAAAGTGGAAAGCAGCCGAGGAGTTTTGTGCTGACCGTGGCTGGACTTTCAAACTAATAACAGAAGCGGATCTGTTCAAAAAGTGAGATAAATACTAGTTATGGTAGACTACTCACAAAAAGACCTAACTGATTGGATTAATAATAAAGCCATGGACCTTACTAGTGGTGAGGTTCATAGAACTTTGTTAAATAGTGATAGAGGTGGTAAATCGATAGTAGGCAATCTATACTTCTTTAAGTATGAACCTAAGCACAAAGATACTCTAAACATATATGATCGTTACCCAATGGCGTTTCCGATCAAGTTATATAAAGACGGATTCTTAGGTGTTAATATGCATTACTTACCTACAGGTGAGCGTCGATTGTTTGTTCGAACCGTTAATGAGTTTAAGCAAACACTGAGAGAGGGTGATAGGTTTAAAAACAATGCAGAGTTTATCACTATGCTTGAACGAACTAAAAGAATATACAAGATTATGCCACAAGCCGTGCATCGTTACCTAAACGATCATACTAGATCAAAGTTTATTAGAATATTACCAGAAGAATACGATAAAGCAGTTCAACTAAAAATCGACGAATGGGTCATTAAGGGATAACAAATGGCAGTCAGCAGTTTCTTTGATTCGTTTCCTAAAATCAAATACGATATCAACAACACATCCACCTTTCAGGCAGGCTCTCATGAGTTGGTTACTGATATCTTCTTTCGTCTAGGTGTTATTCAGAACGCATTGAATAACATTTCATCATACTTTGTATATGATATTGAAGATGGTGACACACCAGAACTTCTTGCAGAAAGATTTTATAACGATCCTGGTGCAGCATGGATGATCCTGCTAGCCAATAATATTGTAGATGCACAACACGAATGGCCTCTAGATTATTCTTCATTTCAACAGTTTGTTGCCGACAAATACGGTTCAGTTGAACTATCCCAGACAACCGCACATCATTATGAAAAGGTCATTGAAAGACGCAATACCAGAACAGATGTGGTCAATGAAACTCGCTTTATAATCAATGAAGATATTATAACCGATGATCCTCTTTCTGTACCATACGATTATTATCAGTCACTAGCTACTGGTGGCGCATATTATAGTTCCGACACATATGATATTGGTGATGACTCGATTGAGGTAACTGTTCGTGGTGAAGAAGTCTCATGCTATGATTATGAGAATAGAAAGAACGATGATCGTCGTTCAATCAAAGTCATCAAAGCAGAATACTATGTCCAGATTATGGATGAGTTTAGATATCTAACAGGACAGAAACCTGATTATATTAGGAAGTTGTTTTAATGTCTGATAATTATTTTGATCGTGGCTTAGTCCGACTAAACGGACAACTTGGTGGTGCTGATAGCTATACGCAGGTTACCTGTAAAGAGGTGACATGCACCGAGAGTTTATTGACACCAGGTTTGCAAACATCAGCCACATTTCAATCTCAAATCTACAAGAATGATGTATTCAAGAATTGGGATGCCATCAAGAATAAGCCCATGACAATTACTATGGAAGATGGTTATGGTAATCAAATGTCATTGCAGCAAACAGTTTATAGAATGGATGGTAGAGAGTTTCATCCAGTCAATATTTCACAGGTTGAAGAATTTACTGTTCATGCATGTGATCAATCTCTATTAGACGATGCTAAGAAACTCGTAAGCAAATATTGGAAATGCACCACACCTTCTAAGATTGTAGAGGAGGTTCTTGGCACTTGTTTAAATATTCAGAACACATATATTCAAACTGCTGAGCCCGCTCGTGATTATGCAGCGGAAATGATTCACCCATTTCAAGTAATTGCACAGCAAGCCAATGTGGCACTAGATGGTGACGATCCATCTTTTGTGCATTATATGACATATTCTAATAGAGCCCAAGGTGCTAACTTTATGCAGGGCGGTTCTTATTGGCAGCCTACACATAACTTCCGTTCATTGACACATTTGGCTAGACAGGCACCAAGATATACATTCTTTCATTCTGAAACTGGCTTGGCTGGTGGTGCAGATTATAATAACGAGAAGTATAGAACACCCAACGCATTTAATCGTCCTGCTATTCAGTTTATGTTCCCATGTGACTTTGATTTACTATCTGACCTATTAAATGGTGTAGATGAACAAGGACAAAATATCAACGCAGGTTCGTTCATGAACGCTATGGATATGGCCGCTGGCTTTCTTACAGGTGGTGGCGGTGGTCGTATGCAAATGTGCGCCCCTAATGGTAACTTTAAACAGTCACTAACTAATAAAGGTTCAGCCGGTCAACAAAATGGTTGCCCATCAAATGTTGAGCAACATCTATTAAAGCGTCAAGCTAGAATGGGATTGCTAGAAAAAGATAAAGTAGCACTAAGAATGATCGTCGCATGGAATCCATATATCAGTGTCGGTGATGTTATCTCTTTAACATGGAAAGATAAAGACAGAGGACAAGATTTATACGGGTCTGGTGATTATCTAGTTGCATCACTAACTCATAGAGTGCAGAAAGGTGGCTATGCTACGACTACACTCGATTGCGTATCAAATACAGTTGGACAGGGAATAGTATAATGGGAAACGCAAGCACACCTTCACATCCCCATGGTGAAATAACACCAATGGTAATTGCTGGTGGTGACAAGACCGATCCAGCACAACGCCGTGACGGCTCAATGAAGCTATTCGATCCTAATCGCTGGAGTCAGCAAGATTATGATCTAAGCGATTTGTGGTTCAATGGCTTTCTACAGAACCCCACACAAATGGGACAGATGAGTACCGGTGGTGGTCTTGATCCTGGTACAATCGTTTATGTATTGAAGCAGGCAGGTGAGCCTGGTGGTGTTATTCTAGGCGCAGCCAGTGGCAGCCGTAAAGGTTCGTCAGGTGGTTCTATCGGTGGACAGAACTTGATGGACGGCAGCATTATGCAGGATCTTGCCTCACGTAAGATCGGTGTTAATGTTCCTCCACAGATCGAAGAAAAGACAGAACGTGGCGCCAAGATTAGAAAGATTAAAGAAAAGGGTGAGCAACATTCATTAGATATGCTTGACGGTTTGCCTCTACACGGTGCATTATTTCAGATGACTGGCTTTAGATTGCCAGAATTAAAAAGCATTCCTACTGCCAAGCAGAAGAATGACAAGATGATGAATAACCAGATGATGCAACAGCTACAGGGACAGGTAATGTCCATGGCGCAGATGTTTCAAGGGTTAATGAATAATGGTCGTAGCGGCACATCGGCTGCTGGTGGTATTCCTGCTGCTTCTGGTATGATGAGCACCGTTTCTAACCCTAATACAGGAACAGAAACACAGGTCGATTTATCTAAGACAGGCGCTGGTCTAGGTCCTGACGGTGTATCGTATATGGACGAGGTTCTACAAACATTAGAACCACACATGCAGACTGCCGTTAAGTCACTTGCTAAACTAGTGCAAGGACTAGAAACAAATGATGGTGTAGAGTTTCCTACAGGTGGTGCTGTTCATTATACTATCTTTATGGAGAATGCTGCTGGTCTATTAGCGCAAGCAACTACTATTGACGACCTAATGATTGGTATGCAGAGACTACAATGGGACGAGAGTTTATTCGGTCAAGATAAATTATCACCTGTTGTCTTTGAGGTAGATACTGCCCACGGTGCAGCATTTCAGTATATGTATTATGACGGACATATTGAGACTGTTTATACCAGTAATACGATGAACAGCATGAATGCCTGGGCTAATACTATTACAAGCCCAACCACATCACCTGCCGTAGGTTCATCAACACCTTCTAGCAGCACAGGAACAACACCATCAAGCGGCTCAGGTTCTGGGCAGGGCCAACAAATGCAGTCAATGATGCAGCAAATGTTCGGTCAGTCTGCACAGATTATGCAAGAAATGTTTAAGCGTCTTGCACCACAGCAAGAAAAAGAAGCCAAGAAAATGCACGAGAAGCTAAATCAGTCTGCTGATGCCAAGAAGATACAATCAATCTCAAAAGATACGATTGAAGGTGGCGAACCTTTAAGCAAGCAACATTATCAGGCTGATGCTGCTGGTACAGATCAGTTCAATTTACAATTTTTGGAGTAATTAATAATGGCAAGTGGCCCAGAGTCTAAGAATACAAACCCAGGTAAAGAAACACCAGATGAATTTAATGTCTTTGGTGATGCTCGTGGTCGTAAAGGTGCTGGTGAATATCCTAATTACTGGAACTTTAAAGATAGATCAGGCAACTCATTCGGTATGGATGCCTCTGAAGGTAATGAGTCAATTACTATTCAGCATAGAGGTGGCTCAGCGGTTCAGTTTCATCCAGATGGTTCTCTACACATTACAGCACACAACGGTAAATATGAAATAACATTCGGTGAAAATCGTATGACTATTTCTGGTGCTCAAGATATCACAGTCAAGGGTGATGCATCATTGAGAGTATATGGTGATTATAACGTCACCTGTCATAAGAACTACAATCTATCTGTTATGGGTGATATCAACATTACTGGTAAAAATATGAATAGAGCCATTCGTGGCAATATGGACACACAAGCTAAGAACGTCAATAAGAAGATCGAAGGATCTATCAGTTATCAGGCGCAAGGTGGACAGGCATATGTTTCTAAAGGTGCCACTACGGTTGCTTCACAGGGTGATAAAACATTCTTGGCTGGTGCTTCTGGATTACATGCTGCCGTTACTAACGAAGGTGATATGTCATTCTTAAACGAAAAGGGTGATATGTACCACGAAACAAAAGACGGTAAGGCAGATCAGAAGTATGCCAGCGGTGGTAAAGAAGTTAAGATTATGCACAAAGATGGTAAGACAGATCATACCGCCGACGAAGAAATCACCACAAAATCTACTAATAAAGGTATTACTACAACCGCCAAGCAAGACATTACTACTAAGTCGGAGTCAGGTGGTATTCAAATGAAAGCCGATGCTGGTTCTATTTCGGCACAAGCACAACAGAATATTGAAGTTAAGTCACAACAAGATACCCACGTTATTGCACAGGGTCATGCTGCTATTGAAGGCTCAAGTGGCACTACAGTCGGTAATGCTACCGCTACCACTAACGTTGTAGGTGGTGCATCTGGTGTTAATATTGATCCACTTGGTGGTCTATTGAACCTAGCAGGCGGCGGCGGCCAGGCCTTCGGTGGTCTTGGGCAGCTATCATTTAACTTCCTAACAGGTGATCAGGCAACTGGTATTCAAGATAGACAAGCAACTAGAGCAAATCAGCCACAGGCAGAAGCCGACGCTTCCGCTTGGATCAATGCTCTTGATAGAACGGCATAAATATAATAAACTAGAGGACCTCTATGTCAGTCAATCAGGTAAATAGACAGCCAGATTATTCAGACCTTGATTTGGATTTTTTCAGAAATCCATCAACTAATGACGTTACCCGCAAGGTGGGTGATGAGTCAATTAAACGTGCTGTTCGTAATCTAATATTGACTAACTATAATGAGCGCCCATTTCAGAGTTATATTGGTTCTGATGTTAGAAGATTACTATTTGAACCAATGACCTCTTTTACTGCTATTCAGTTACAGAAGGCCATTAAACTATGTATTGAGAACTTTGAGCCACGAGTTAAGTTACAGGCAGTTGATGTAACCGCTGATATTGATAATAACGGGTTCAATGTTCGCTTGCAGTATATTATTCTGAATAGAGACCTACCAGTAACAACAACAATATTCCTTGAAAGGATTCGTTAAGAGCCATGGCAAGTTCCAACAATATACTTAGAGTTGCGGATCTAGACTTCTTCTCTATTCGCAATAATCTCAAAGAGTATCTCCGCAGTCAGAATACTTTTCAGGATTATGACTTTGAGGGTTCTGGTATGTCTGTAATGCTAGACATTCTGGCATACAATACCTATTACAATTCATATTACTTGAATATGGCTGCTAACGAAGCCTTTCTTGATACGGCGCAGCTTAGAAAGAACATCGTATCACACGCCAAGGTGATCAACTATGTGCCTATGTCTATGCGTGGTGCAGAGGCTATGGTAAATGTTGTTGTCACACCAGGTCCCGATGAAGATCAGATCATCAATTATATTACACTAGACAAATGGACAACCTTTCTTGGTGCTGATAAGGAACAAGTTAATTACCCATTCGTTGCAATACATTCTAATACCGCATATAAGAGCAACGGTTCATTTGTGTTCAGCAATGTAGTTGTTAGACAGGGTGAGGCTGTTACAATGCAGTTCCCAGTGCTGGCTAATAACACATCAAGACGCTTTCAGATTCCATCTTCTAACGTCGATACATCAACTCTAACTATTTCAGTTCAGGAGTCTGCATCAAATACTACCACAACTGAATATGTATTAGCCGCTGACATTTCAGAAATTCAAGCTAACTCTACGGTATATTTCATCGAAGAAGATCAGGACTCATATTACACAGTTTATTTTGGTGATAACTACATCGGTAAGAGACCTTCTAATGGCTCTATCGTTATTGCAACTTATCTTGATACTGTAGGTCCTAGAGGCAACAATATTTCAAGAATTGGTCTATCTGACGCTGACGGTATCGCAGGATTCAGTAGCAATGTTAGAGTTACAGTAACAAGCGCCTCTGCTGGTGGTTCTGATAAAGAAACGGTCGAACAGGTTCGTTTCCGTTCTACCAACTATTACACCTCACAAAATCGTGCTGTTACCTCAGGTGACTATGAAGCACTCGTTACTAAAGACTTCCCTAACATTGAAGCCGTTTCTGTTTGGGGTGGTGAAGATAATGATCCTATCGTATATGGCAAAGTGTTCATGTCTCTCAAGACCAAGGGTTATTATACACTAACCAATCTAGAAAAAGAAACAATTAAAAATAGCCTTGTTGAAAATCGCAACGTTCTAACTGTTAAGCCAGATATCGTCGATCCGGAATATGCATTCGTTCTTATTCGTGGTAAGGTTAGATATAATCCTAACTTGACAACTAGAACACAAGGGCAAATTCTAAATCTAATCAAAGAAGCTATCTATAACTACGCCACACAGGAACTATACACCTTCAAGTCAACTTTCAAGTTGTCTAAGATGCAGTATTATATTGAACAGTCAGAAGCATCTATTACATCTTCTGATATCGATATCTTCCTACAACGCCGTGTCAAGATGGAGATTGGCGGAACTAATACATACGTTATTAACTTTAATACACCGCTTCGTAAGGGTGACTATGCGTTCAAGCTAAACACATATCCAACTCTTAAAGTAAAAGACTCCGCAGCTATTCAGCGTGACGTATTCATTGAAGAAACACCAGAGTCCTATACTGGTATTGATTCGGTATCAATTCTAAATCCTGGTGTTAATTATACTAGCAAACCAACACTAACAATTACTGGTGACGGTTCTGGTGGTGAAGTTGAGCCAGTCATCGTCAATGGGCGTTTCGTTTCTGTCAGAGTTATAAACCCTGGTATTAATTACACCAGAGCGTTCGTTGAGATTACCGACAGTCAGGGTTCTGGTGCAGTTCTAGCAGTCAACCTAAGAGCAACAACTGGAACACTAAGATCATATTACTATAAGCCAAACGGTGAAAAGGTTATCGTTAATGCAGCGGCAGGCACTATTGATTATCTAACTGGTAAAATTATTCTAGATACATTGACACCTATTTCAATGCCAGCAAACGATTTCTATGATCAAGACGTTCTTACAATTAACGTTGTTCCTGAACAGGGCGTTATTGTTCCTTTGAGAAATCGTATTCTCGCTATTGACACTAACAACATACAGGCAATTCAGCTAGACATGGTAGCCGAAACAGCATGACCGATAAAATCGATAACAAAACATCTATACTAGTTAAGTCACAGGTACCTGATTTCGTCAGAGCCGATCATGAGTTGTTTGTTCAATTCATGGAGCATTATTATAAGTTCTTAGAACAAGACGGACAGCTACAGTATGTCACTAAAAACTTTCCTCGCTTTCTTGATATCGATGAGATCAAGATGGATATCGATCATGATATACAAGAAGGTGAAGAACATTATATTGAAGAAGAAGATGACTATCATGCCTTCCTACAGAAGCTATACGATAATTACACAGCACTAATTCCTGACAGTATTCTAGCTGATAAGGTCATGTTGCTAAAACATGCCAAGGAGTTTTATCGTACCCGTGGTTCAGAGAAGTCAATTCGCTTTCTTATGCGAGCCCTGTATAACCAGGATATTGATTTCTATTATCCTAAAGATGATATTCTTCGTGCGTCAGATGGTAAATGGTTCGTAGAAAGATCACTAAACGTTAAAGACTTTGCGGTCGATAATGTTGCCAACAGTTCTGCATATTCTCTGTTTATCGGTAGAACTATTCGTGGTGCTAATTCTAATTCTACTTGTACCGTTGAAACTGCCGATCAATATTATGATAACGGTGTTCTAGTTACAGAACTTAAAGTTTCCGCAGTTGAACAAGACTTCGAAAACGGTGAAGAAATCTTCACGTTCTATGATGACAATGGCCTAGTCAAGAGACTGTCTTGTAATCTATTCTCTGGTCAGATTTACACCGTTACAGTAACAAACCCTGGCTCAGGATACGTTCAAGGTTCTGCTGTTCCTATTAGTAGTAATAGCGGTTCTGGTGGTCTTGTCGTTATCTCTAAAGTTATTAGAGCATATCTTGAAGGTAAGATTAGATCGGTTGAGGTTACTCTACCAGGTGCTGGCTTTAGAGCAAACGACGCATTGCTATTCACTGGCGGTGGTGGTCGTGACGCCGCTGCTAACATCTTCGTTGTTAATGAGGACGAGACATATCATCCCTCTAGCTATGATATCGTAGGTACTAGAATTATCGATGTTGCCAATAATGTAATCGCAAACACTCTAAACGTTAATCAGAGTGAAGCCTATACTAATATGGCTAACATCTATGTCAATACATCAAATTTGATTATCTCGACAGGTATCGGTCCTGCAACAACTGTTAACCTAGATTATTGGACATCTAACTCAAATGTTTATTTTGAGACTGGTGACGTTATCATGGCTAACAATGAGTTTGTTACAATTACTAGTAGTAATACAAAATCAAATATTATTAGAGTATCACCAGCACTATCAGGAAATATTGGTGGCTACTCTTTCGATATCTATAAGAAGCCTAACGCCAATACAGTAGTAGCCAATTCTATGATATATTGGCAGTATGCAAATTGCGGTCCTGTTCTTTCTGTTAAGATTACAAACCCAGGACTAGGTTATTACGAACTACCATCAGTCGACGTTCTCTCTAATACCTTTGTTCGTTCTATGGGTATTCTTGGTAGAATGGAAATTGCAAATGGTGGCTTCGGCTATGTTGTCGGTGATATTCTAGAGTTCAATAACAGATATGGATATTATGGTGAAGGTGCTAATGGTGTCGTTACAATCGTCGATTCCAATGGTTCAATCCAGCAAGTATCATTTACACCTCGCACAGGTTACACAATCGGCGGTTCAGGATATATACAGTCTGCACTACCTAACGTTTCTGTTATCTCACAAAACGTCAATGCATATGGTGCGAATGTTCAAGCGGTGGCAATTATCGGTGACGGTGAATTACTTGAAGCCACATCAAATATCATTGGTGGTATTGAGCAGTTGCGTGTTCTATCTCGTGGTGCTGGATATCAACCAAACACAACTCTAAATCTTTCTACACAGGGCGACGGTCTAGCACAGGCAGATATTACAGTTATCACTGGTATCTATACATACCCAGGCCGTTATGTCAATGATGATGGTCATCTATCTGGCTATAACTTCCTACAGGATCGTGATTATTATCAGCCTTATTCATATGTCATTAAGTCTGACACATCGCTTGAGAAATACAGAAAGTCAATCAAAGAACTTTCACATCCTGCTGGTATGAAGCTATTCGGTCAGCATGTTTATAGAAGTGAAACCGAAAGATATGATATCAACGTGGCAGCCAATGTTGTTAACACATATATCACAACAGACATTGCATATCAAAATCTAATTCTAAAATTTGCTACATCAAATGGCTCAAGTTATGTTCCTACAGGAAACTTTGCATATCTAACATATGACACAAGAAGAGGAACAACAAACACCGCAGCCAATGTTGGCAACGTGATATATGATACTCAGAACATTTGGTACAATGCTGCTAATACTCAGCAATACGCCAATCTCAAAGCTAACACTTACTTTGCATCAGCTGGCTTGCGTGTAATGGGTATCTACAGTAATGGTGGTGCTATCATGTCACATGCCAATACTATGAATGTTTCAAACGTCATTTCGGTTGCTGCATGGGTAAATCAGTCAAACGTTCTAGCATATAAGACAATTCTAACAAAGAGTGATAAGTCAACCTCAGGATATGAATTGTATATGAACGGCAGCAACCCAACGATTGATATCTATCCATCGTCTGCTGATAACTCACTAGTGATCACAACAGGTCTAGCAAATAATAGCTGGCAGTTTGTTGCATTTACATATGACGGTATTAATATCCGTGGTTACTCAAACGGCGCCTTTATGTCCATGTCGACAGGAACATCAACTGGTGTCACTGACTCTACACAACAACTAATGGTTGGTCGTCGCAGCGGCACACCACCTCTACCGTTTGAAGGCAAGATTGCTTCTATTGAGATATATAATAAAGTGCTTTCAAACAACGAAATTCAAACACTATTCAATAGAGACCGCCGTAGATACGGCTTATAAATATTATCTAAAGAGAGAGAATAATGGCTTCAGTTCGTTCTAAAGATTTTGGCATTTATGTTGCTAAACAGTTCCGTGAATCGGTTTCAGAACCATCAGGCGCTAATCTATATCTAACATTTGGTAGAGTGCAGCCATGGACAAACGATATCAGCCCGCCACAAGCTAATACTTCCGAAGCTAGTGTTTATGAAGTATGGGATAATATGGTTGGTGGAAAGAGACTAACATCAAACGACATGAGACATGTTGTTCCTAGATTTGATTGGTCGAACAATACCGTTTATGTTGCTTACGATCATCTTACGGATTCTAGATCATTAAAGAATCCAAACACAGCCTTCTATGTTCTCACTGATGATTTCAATGTTTATAAGTGTATCGCAAACAATTATGGTGCTGCTTCTACAGCTAAACCATCATCAACAAATCCAGCAGGTGTGTTCCAGACACCAGACAAGTATATCTGGAAGTATATGTATAGCTTGAGTGCAGAAGATCAGCAAAGATTTTTGACTAGTTCTTTCATGCCTATTAAAACTCTAGCTACTGACGATAACACTCTACAGTGGCAAGTTCAAGATGGTGCTGTTGATGGTGCTATTAATAGCATTATTCTCACCAACAGAGGTTCGGGATATACTTCAAATCAGATTTCAGTAAATATTGCTGGTGATGGTTTGTTCGCCAATGCATTCGCTACACGCAATACAACCACTTCACAAATTGACTCTATTACCATTGACAATAAAGGTGCTAGATATACCTTAGCAAATGTAACTATTAGATCACCTGTAGGATCCGGTGCTAATGCAAGAGTAATTATTAACCCACCAGGCGGCCATGGATCAGATCCACTATATGAACTAGGCGGATCATATCTAATGATCGATACTCTTATCAAGAACCAAGAAGGTGGTGTTCTATCAGTAGAAAATGACTACAGACAGATTGCCATCATCGAAGATCCACGTAACTACGATGATACAAAAGTTATGTCTAATGCTGCCGTATCACAGTTGACAGTAATTACAATGGCCGAATCAGCCGTTACTACAAACTACTATGAAGATGAATGGGTATATCAGGGTTCTAGCCTAGCCAATTCTACATTCAGAGGCATTGTGGCTGCTTGGGATTACTCTAACGTTACAATCAAACTTACTAATGTAAGAGGCGTTCCTACATCCGATTTGCTAATCGGAGCAACATCAACCACATCACGTTACGTTAACTCGGTTCTAAATCCTGAAATGCTACCATACTCAGGAAAACTATTATATATAGATAATATAGTACCAATCGAACGTTCAATTGACCAGAACGAAGAATACAAAATCCTACTAAGTTTCTAAGGGAAAGAATAGAAAATGGCAAATACTGCTAACACAACTGCGCTAACCACAGACTTTAACGTTACACCTTATTATGACGATTATGATGCTAATAAGGGTTTCTATCGAATCCTATTCAAGCCAGGCTATGCAGTCCAGGCTAGAGAACTAACACAGATTCAGACTTCCCTACAGGAACAAATTCAGCGTTTTGGTCGCAATATCTTCAAAGATGGTACAATCGTTCTCCCTGGCGCATTCTACCTAGAAACTAACGATGGTCTAAATGCTGGTCGTGCTATTCGTTACGTTAAGATCAATGATACGGATTCAACTGGTAACACTGTTAGTGTGTCAGAATGGAACACTCTAATTGAACAAGGCAAAGCAAATGGTAATACTCGCCTTGAGATTACTGGCGTTACATCGAACATTACAGCACAACTTATTCAGACACTAGACGGTGTTCAGTCATCCGCAAACTCTAAAACACTATACGTTGCTTATACATCAGCTTCACCAACTAATCCTACTCAAAAGGTATTCTTGCCAGGTGAAACACTAAGAGCAAACGTAAATGGTGCAACTTATAGTGTAGTTGTTAAGAGCACCGACGCTGTTGCAAATACTGGCGTTGGTTCACGCTTTACTATTACATCAGGTGTTCTATTCGCTAAGAACCACTTTATTGCTTTCCCAGAACAGTCAATCGTTATTGATCGTTACAACCCAAACCCAACCGCAAGAGTTGGCTTCTACATTTCAGAAGAAATTGTAACATCATCATCCGACGCATCACTACTAGATCCTGCACAGGAGGCATCAAACTTCTCTGCACCAGGTGCTGATCGTCTAAGACTAAATCCAGAACTACAGGTTGTCGGTATTGATGATACTGTAGATGTTCAGAACTTCGTAACTCTATTCACCATCGAAGCAGGACGTGTTAAGACATATCTAGCCAACACACAGTATTCATATATCAATGATGCTATGGCTAAGAGAACATATGACAACTCTGGTGACTATGTTGTTAATGGTCTTGATATCACTGTTAAAGAGCATGACAATACAGGATCTAACTACGGTCGTTACGACGATGGTAACAATAGCCTACTTTATGTTGGTGTGTCGCCTGGCTCTGGCTATTGTCAGGGTTATCAAGTCGGCGCTCTATCAACTTACGATCTATCAACTGACAAGGGTTTAACTTTCTCTAACGTTAACGGCCAGTATGCCGCTGCTACAATGGGGCAGTATGTAACTGTCAATGAACTTGTAGGTGGTTGGGAACTAAACAAAGCCAAGACAGTTGAACTATACAATACTGCACAGGATAGAATTAGCACCAAGAAGTGGTCAATCGCCACACAGACTGGTTCTAAGATTGGTTCTGCTACACTACTATCATATGAATATGTAAGCGGAACACCAGGCTATGACGCAAGATATAATGTATATCTAGCCGATGTTAAGATGCTTGGCTCAAATACATTCTCAAGCGTAAGAAACATCTATGCTGCTGGCTCTGGTGTAAGTTCTCTAATGGGTGCTGATGTTATTCTTGATACATCAGGAAATGCAGTTCTTCAAAGAGTTCCAGATTCAACTCTACTCTATAGAACTGGTTCTGACTTTACCAAGACAATTCGTAGCGTTGGTGATATATCACAGACAGATACATCATTCATCTTTAATCAGACCGATGGTGTAGCTTCTACGGTTCAGGCAGCCTCAAACGGTGTATTCACTCTATCACTACCTTCTGGTATTGAAAAGTTCCCATTCGGCTCAACTACACTATCTGCTAGTGCTGCACAGGGAATCTATCTAACATTCAACCAGACATCTGGCGGTGCTAACGTTGCTGCTATTACACAGACTGGTACCGCTGCATCTGGTGCTGGTACTACACAGCTAGTTGGTCTAGGTACAAGATTCCAGAGACTAAACGTTGGTGATAAGATCCAGCTATCTGGTAATGGTAATTTCTATTACGTTACAGCAATCGCCAACAATCTATATCTAACTGTTGATTCCGCTCTACCAGCCGTTGTTTCAACAAATACCATTTCTAAGATTTATAAGTCTGGTGACTTGATCACTCTAACAGGTATTGGTTCTGATGCTGGCTCACAGCGCACAATTACCGCAACTGATACAACTCTAAGATTTGATCTTAAAGAAACATTCCCAAGCGTGTTCTATGTCACAGTATCTTACCCAATTGTAAGATCAGGCGCTCTTGAAATTGAAAAGAACCTAAACATTAGCCGTTATGTTAAGATCAATTGTGCTAACAACGTTGCTGGCATTGTAGGTCCTTATGATCTAGGCTTCTCTGATGTTTATCGTATCAGAAGCATTAGAGCCAGAACTGATGGTGTTTATCCAACATCAAACACAAACGGTTCTAATGTTATGTCATCTTTCGTGTTCAGCAATGGTCAGAAAGATACGCATTATGATCACGCAACAATTACTCCTACAGTTACACTAGACACAAACACAAGACTGCTAGTAGAGTTGGATTACTTCACACCTGATTTCACTAATCGTGGTGGTTACTTCTCTATTGACTCATACCCAATTGAAGATGATGACACTCTATTTGATCCAACTACTGATATCAGAACAGAAAATGTTCCGATCTTTAAGTCACCAATCAATGGTGCATCATATGATCTAAGAAACTGCCTAGACTTTAGACCAGTTAAGGCTGCGTCTGTAACTGGCTCCACAACTGTAGCTGGTGCTCCTGTCAACCCAGCAGTAACTACGACATTCAACTACCCTGCTACTGGTATGAAGTTCCCAGTGCCATCATCATTGATCACTTATGACTTCTATTACTATCTCGGTAGAACTGACTTGGTTGTAGTTGATAAAGACAGCAACTTCCAGATCATTAAGGGTATCCCAAGCATCAATCCACAGATGCCACAGATTTATCCTGGCTCTATGGCTCTTGCTTCTATCAATATTCAGCCATATCCATCACTGTCACCACAGTATGCAGTATCTCTAGGACGTCCTGATCTAGCATGTTCAGCTAAGAGACTATCAAACCTACGCTTTACAATGCGTGATATTGGTGTATTGAAACAGCGTATCGTTAACCTAGAGTATTACACCTCACTATCTGTCCTCGAACGTTCTGCAACCAGCATGACAATCAAAGACGATGCTGGCAATGATCGCTTTAAGAATGGTATCTTTACGGATACATTCAACGATAGTTCGCTATCAAACACTGATGATCCAGAACAGCGTGTAGCATTCGATGACGAAGAAAAGTCAATTCGTCCATTGTATAAGATGGAAACAATCGCATACGACTATAAGACTGGACAGAATGTTCGTTATAGCAGCCCTGTTGTAACTCTACAATATACAGAAGTTGAATACTGGAAACAGCAAAGAGCAACCGTTGAAGTCAATGTTGAACGTCAGTCTTGGTTGTTCCTAGGCACAGTTAATCTATACCCAGATAATGATATCTGGATTGATACTACATTAATGCCAGATGAGCAGCTATCTAACAAGTCTGTTTCAATCGTCACTTACGGATCACAGGCTTCAGGATATCTAAACAATGCCTATACCACAAACAAGTATGGCTATTCTGGTAACACAGTAACCAACTTTGGTACATTTACTGCAAATGCCACATCAGGTGTTGTCGATGTTCTCAACAGCACACAATGGGCATCATGGAACAAGTGGGTCACTGGATATAAAGTTTATCGTGGCACTGGCTCAAGTAGATCATACGTTGGTACATATTCAACATACGATCAAGCTAGAAGCGTAGCTAACTCTAATAACCCAATCGGCGGTCCTGGTGTTACAGTTGAGACTGTATATAACAATAATCGTTCTGGTACACAGTATTGGGAAGCATCAGGCGCCGACGTTGTGCAGACAGACTATAAGGTAATCGACATTCAGTCTTACCCATATATTCGTCCGCAGATGATCACCGTTCGTTGTACCGGTATGAAGCCATACACTCGCATGTGGCCATACTTTGATAACGTATCAGTTGCTAACAATGCCCGTCCTCTAACAGCAAATCAGTTTGGCTGGATCATTCAGAACGGTCAGTTTGGTCTATCACCAAACACTGTTATTGATTTGACAAAGGGAACAACAAGCGCATCTAACACCACACTACCAGCACCATCTTCACTAACACCATGGTCATCATTCGGTACTGACCTAGTTACTGACGCTAACGGTGCTCTAAACTTCCAGTTCCAAGTGACACAGGGTCAGTTCCGTGTTGGTGAGCGTAGCATGTTGGTTATCGACAGTCGTTATCCAGTTGATCCAAACGTAGTAAAAACTAGATCAGATATCCCAGATGAAATCTCAACTGGTGGTGCTGCTACATTTACTGCATCTGGTACAGCCGTTAAGAAGCAGCGTTCAATTCTAACAACCAAGACCGTTTCTTATCATACTGAAAAAGTTGTTCAAGACTTCCCATCATCAGATTGGGAATCAATTGCTGCTCCTCCACCACCAGCACCAGCTTCACATTCTTGTGCGGCTTATTCATTCTTGGCTAAAGCACCTAATGGTGAAGAAGGCATTTTCATAACAAGTGTTGATATCTTCGTAGCGAGAATTGGTACAAAGGGCTTCTGGTGTGAAATTCGTGAAATGGATGCTGGTCAGCAGATCACTAGAAATACTGTTCCTTATTCAGAAGTATTCTTCAATAATCCAGCAGCAGTTCCAATTTCAACAAACGGCAGTAGCAATCCTTGCCGTGTAACATTCCAGGCACCTGTGTTCTTGTATAACGATACACAGTATGCGTTTATTATTCACCCAATTAACGCTAACCCTGATCTATATGTTTGGGTATCTAAACTTGGTCAGACAGATGTTAATGGTCTCGGTCAGGTTGTTGATCGTCGTGGTACTGGTACATTCTATCAGACAAACAACAACACCAACTGGGATATCATTCCAGACACCGATCTAACATGCAAGTTCTATCGTGCAGAGTTCGTTAAGAACACAGACGGTGTTGCATATCTAGCCAATAAGCCAATCGAAAAGCTATTCGTTAGAAACGAAACAATCACCTTCGATGGCAACTATGGCGAAACATTTATGTCTGGTGATAAGATAACCGTTTCTGGCTTGACTGGTGGATCGATTTCTATCGGTGACGTTATTCACGGTAACGTTTCATTCCAGAACAGCACCGTTGTTAATGTATCAGGCGGACTAGTTCATTGTTCAAACACTGGTTACATCCAGGGTGAGAACTTCTATGTTCTAGATGGTACTACACTACTATCAAAAGCTATCTTCGGAACTGTATCTGATATCACCAATGCTCGTGGTAGCCTAAACTACTACATCAACGGCGATACATCAATGCTACATCTATCTGGCTCTGGTGGTGGCTTCGTCAATGGCGATTACGTTATTGCTTCTACTGATTGGAGCAAGCGTGGTTTCATTGAGAAGATCGAAGGTATCTCTAACTTTAGATATTCGTCAATGACTTTTGAACCATCATTCTTGTCATTCAAGAATACCGATATCCAGTTCAAAGTCAAGACAACATCTATCGCTGGTGTTCCTGGTAACTTTATTGATGTTGATCCATCAGAAGTTCATTACTTCAAGACCGAGCAGGGCGTTCTTTCAAGAACAAACGAAAATGCTCTACTCTCTGGCGGTCAGTCAATGAACGTTCAAGTAACAATGCGTTCATCATCTAATGCTGTATCACCACTAGTTGATACAAACAGAACACATTCTATCATTCTTGACAATATCATCAACAATGATTACCGTGGCGAAACTTATCCAACTCACGGTCTGCTACTTAACAAGTATATCTCAAAGACTGTTACACTAGCAGAAGGACAAGACGCAGAGGATATTCAAGTTATCATTGCTGCATATCGTCCACCAGGAACAGATGTAAAGGTATGGCTCAAGGCACTAAATGCCGAAGATGCTACACCATTTGACAATAGACCATGGGTAGAACTATATAAAGATGGTACAGGCGATGTTAAGTATTCATCACTAGATGATAGAAATGACTTTATCGAATACACATATCTCGTACCTACATCAACTATCGATAGACTAACTGTGACAAATACACTTGGTACAACAATCAATGTTGGTGATACACTAACTGGACTATCTTCTGCTAACTCTGCACAGGTATCAGCCATCGAAGGCTCAATCTATGTAATGAGTGGCACTGGATTCTCTACTGGCGAAACAGCAAACGTTGTTAATTCAAGTGGTATCGTTACTGGTAACACTGTTGTTTCCGCAATTGGTCGCCCAGTTGCACTAAATGGTGGTGTTGCTAATGTTCTAAGCTATAGAACAGACGCCGGCGTTACTTATCAGTCATATAAGTATTTCGCAGTTAAGATTGGTCTACTAAACGACGGCTTCAATTCTGCTATTGTTCCACGTGTCGGTGACCTAAGAGTTATTGCTCTACAAATGTAATGGAGATAAAATGGAAATTCGTTTTGATTCGAGTGATTTTGTTGAACAAGTAGATATAGACTTTCAAGATGGTGCGGGACCTGTTCCCGCCCATCAGCATATCAGAGGTGGTGGATGGGTTGCTGAAACTGCCAAGGTAGATGATAACTGTTATATCGGTCCATTTGCCATGGTATATGGTGAAGCAAGAGTATCAGAGAACGTTATCATCAATGATTATGCTAGAGTATATGGCAACGCCAAGATATATGGTAGAGCAAAAGTATATGGTGACTGTCAGGTATATGAAGAAGCACAAGTTTATGGTGATGCAAGAGTAAGCGGACACTCTAAAGTATATGGTAAAGCCAAAGTAATGGACAATGCCATGGTCTATGATTACTCGGAAGTTTATGGTGACGCTATCGTTCGTAACAACGCAGAGGTTCTAAACTACGCTAAAGTATATGGTGGTGCTGATATATACGATTCCTTGAAAGTATATGCTAACAGTGTAGTCACCAGAAAACCTAAAGCATGTTATGGGTTTGATTATAACGTAACGATTACCGATCATCATATCTGCCTAGGTTGTGTAGTTATACCACCAAAGTTTATTGATACTACTGCTAAAAAGATTGTAAGAATGATGGGGTATCATCCCGATGAAGCAGTCAAATGGGTACAGGCTCTAAAGTATGTTGCCGAGTTTCATGGATGCACAGATAGAGAAGAAGATATCGAAGCATATGATGAACGTAAGATTATAACCGATTTGCTAAATGCTAGAGTAGGATTATGAGCAAAGAAGCTAAAACAGACATTCCAGGCATCTACAGAAGCCCCGAAGGATTTCTTATAAATAAAGATAATAAATCTCTTGCTGCATACAAAGCTAGAAAAACAAGAGACAGAGAACTAGACACCGTAAAAGAAGAAGTATCCTCAATCAAGGAAGACTTACGAGAAATTAAAGAACTTCTAAAAGGACTGGTAAAGTAACATGGGATTAGCAAACGTAAACCTTACTGACACATTTGATCAGTGGAGAGTCAAAACAAACCAGATCATTCTATATGCTAATGAACAGCATGAGAAGATGAACTTGGTGTTTCAGACAACCAATTCTGTTTATGTCCAATCAAACACCGACAATGTTAGACTATCCGCAGCATATGTAGTAACCAATGCAGCCTTTACACAGTCAAACACAGATAACGTTAGACTTACACAGGCATACAACGTATTAAATGCAGCTTATACCTCAGCTAATGCCAACTATGTAGTCACTAATTCAGCATTCACCCAGTCAAATACAGATAACGTTCGACTATCAGCCGCATATGTTGTGCTAAACTCAGCATTCACCCAGTCAAATACCGACAATGTTAGATTGTCTGCTGCATATGTGGTTCTAAACTCTGCTTATACTTCTTCGAATGCCAACTATGTTGTATCTAATGCCGCTTATACGGTATTAAACGCTGCTTATACTTCTGCAAACGCTAACTATGTTGTTACCAATTCTGCATTTACTGTTCTCAATGCGGCATTCACACAAGCAAACACAGACAATGTTAGACTAAGTGCAGCTTATGTTGTTCTTAATGCCGCCTTCACTCAGGCCAATACAGACAACGTTCGTCTGTCTGCGGCTTTTGTCTCTGGTAATGCCAACTATGTTGTATCGAATAGTGCATTCACCGTTGCCAATTCAGGCTTCGGACGTGTCAATTCTGTATATACTTTTGCTAACGGCATCTATGACTTTGCAAACAACATTAACATTAACGTTGCATCTGCCTATACTGTAACTAATTCCGCATATGTTACAGCCAACGCAGGCTTTACAAAGGCAAATGACGCATACAGCCTAGCAATGACATTGGGATCAAATGCTGCTAATGCTTATGCCGATTATCAGAATAACTATAACCTAATTAACGCATCATTCACTGTAGGTAACGCATCTTTCGGTAGAGCAAACAGCATCTATGGTGTTTTGAATACAGCTTTTGGTGTTACTAATTCAGTCTATACACAAGCCAACACTGATAATGTTCGACTATCAGCAGCCTTTGTGGTATTGAATGCTGCATACACCTCTGCGAATGCTAACTATGTTGTTACCAATACTGCATATGGTACTGCTAATGCTGGCTTCGCTGCCGCAAACCAAGCTGGTGTTGTCGCCAACGCAGTAAATACATTCTCAATTGCAACGTATGTAAGAAAAGCTGGTGACACTGTTAGTGGTGATCTAGTAGTTACTGGTAACCTAACGATCTCTGGCATCACAACTTATGCCAATACACAGCAACTAAATGTTGGTGATAATATCATCACACTAAATGCTGATCTACCAATAGGTACGGCACCATCACAAGATGCTGGTATTGAAATCAATCGTGGTTCATCAACTAACGTAGCACTACTATGGGATGAAGCAACTGACGTTTGGGAATTTACAAACGACGGAACTAACTATAGAAGAATTGCATCTAACTCTGATATTGAATCGGTAGTTCAAAACACAACCGCTGCATTTGCTAAAGCTAACGGTGTTTCTGCTGGTGCTAATGGATATACAGTTCAAGTTGGTGCATCAGATAATGCATACTCAAATCTAGTTGGTACATCTGCTAATAACTATGCGGGTGCCATGGCTAATGCTGCCAACGGATACACAAACACCACCGTTGCCACAAATCTCGTAACCGCAAGAGCATATACTAATACATCCACAACCTCTGCCAATAACTATGCTACTGCAATGGCAACTAGTGGAAATGCTTATGCACTATCTGTAGCCACATCTATCGGTGCATCTGGTAACGGATACGCACAGCAAGTAGGCGCATCAGCAAATGCATTTGCCGCTGCCACTTATGCACCTCTATCATCACCATCAATTGCTAGCCCTACATTCACAGGTACGGTTACAGTTAATGCTAACATTAGAAATCAGACACTAACTGATGGTGCCACAATCAATTGGGACGTTTCAGTTGGACAGGTTGCATATGTTACACTTGGTGGAAATAGAACAATTGCAGCACCAACTAACCTCAGAGTTGGTACATATATACTACATGTGATACAAGATGGTACTGGCAGCAGAACACTAACATGGAATGCTGTATTCAAATGGCCAGCCGGTGTCGCACCAATCCTGACAACGACTGCAAATCGTCGTGACTTGTTCTCATTCGTATGTGATGGCACAAATCTATACGGTTCATTCCTACCAGACGTTAGATAAGCGAGTTGCTTGAATGTTTGTATTTCCGATATTAAGACCAACTAAGATCATCAACATTAGTTCAGCAACGAACAATGTTGATCTATATACACAGGCAGGTAATCCAACTTACCCTCTTAATGTTTTCTGTTTCGTTAATGCTAATATCGGTTCGTCAAATCCTTCTACACCAGCATTCAAAACTAGTTCGTCATGGACTGGTGGTTCATTGCTCTATATCGAAAACAATGCAACGATTACTGGCTCAACAGGAACAGCCGGCAGCACAGGCTCAACTGGTACAACGGGTTCAACGGGTACTACAGGCTCTACAGGCTCAACTGGTTCATCAGGACATGGTGGTCATGGTGGCGGTGGTGCTCATGCTTCTGGTGGCTCAACATCTGGTGCAGGCCATGGAGGTGGCGGAGGTGCTGGTGGTACAGGCGGAACTGGTGGTTCTGGAGGAACAGGTGGTACAGGCGGACCTGGTGGTACTGGAGGAACTGGTGGTACAGGCGGCATATCATTTCAAGCCGATACTGCAACTGGAACAGCACTCATTCTAAACAACAATAACACAATTACTGGTGGTTCTGGTGGGTCAGGAGGCCCTGGTGGACCAGGTGGTCCAGGAGGATCTGGAGGACCAGGCGGTTCAGGAGGACCTGGTGGTTCTGGTGGTGGTGGAGGCGGAGGCGGCGGCGGTGCTGCACACGGCTACGGTAGTCATCACGTTTATGTTTATTACGCCGTAGGTCATCACGGTGGTCATATTACTGCCGGTGGAGGCGGTGGAGGTGGTGGTGCAGGTACAGGCGGCCATGGTGCAGGCGGTGGTGGTCCAGGTGGCGGCCACGGTGCAAATAACGGCGGCGCCGGCGGCGGCGGCGGTCATGCCGATTACGGTGGAAACAACAACCACAGTCATGTTAGAGGTGGTACAGGTGGTTCTGGTGGTGGCTTTGGTGGCGGCGGAGGACACGGACATGCAGGACATGGTGGCGGTTCTCACAGCGGTCATGCTGGTGCAGCCGGAGGTGGTGCAGGTGCTACAGGACCTACAGGTTCTACAGGTCCAACAGGACCAGGCGGCGCACAAGGATCCACAGGTTCAGCTGGTGCATCTGGCTCACAAGGTAATGCTATCACAGGCAATTCAAACATCAGATATATCAATCAAGGCACAAGAAACGGGCCAGTATCTTAAAGGGAACAATAAGAAATGAATCTAGGATACAGAATAATTAAAGCAGACTCGTCAGAGCATGGCATTCTTGTTCGCTATTGGACAGACAAAGTAACAGAGATGGATTTGGCCACATCCTTCAATGAAGATGGTACTGTAAGAGTAAATGCCGATGGTTATCCACTATCAACCAGAACAGATGTGTTCATGAGCATTTACGAAACACCAGCACCATCATATGAACAAATTGTAAAAGACATTATTCTAAGAGCACCTATTGACTGGCTTAAGTTGCAAGAGAGTATTGTTGATGTTAATGTTGATACTAAACTTGCAGAACTAAAAGAACATGTTGGTGATACAGGAACATTTACATTAGAAGATGTAGAAGCCTTACAGGCACAATCAAGCCAACAGGCAGTAGCAAATGTTAATGCTGATATAACCGAAACTGTTCGCATCTTCGATTACGCTAATAGTGATCCTAAGATTTCGTCAGCTTTTGCCAATCTAGTTATTCATGCAATTCATACAGGAACAACTATTCCTCTTTAAGGATTAAAACAATGCGTTATGGTGAAGTGTCAAATGATTTGTTTATGAGAAGAAGGATGACACCTTCTAACTTTTGGATTGATGGTGTGTTTGATGATTCGGAGATAGGCAATATAGCAAACTATTGTGAAACTCTAGAATTGAATGATGCCAAGATTGTTACCGATGAGTATGTCAATCAGGTTAGAATTTCTAAAGTAGCCTTCATCGGTAAAGATGATACTACAGAATGGTTTTACAATAAGTTTAACCATGTGATCAATAGAGTTAATAACAACTATTATGGATTCGATCTACACGGATATGAGTCAATACAATACACGACATATGATAAAGACGGAAAGTTTGAGTGGCACACTGACCTACTATATGATCAACAACTGGGTAACACTAAGAACAGTGACACACGAAAGTTAAGTTTAGTTATGTTGCTGAATACACCTGGCGAAGATTTTACTGGTGGTGAGTTTTTGATCAATACTGGTAAAGAAGAAGATGCTATTACGATTGCTATGAAACGAGGAACCATTGTATCGTTTCCTTCTTTCATTCCTCACAAGGTAGCACCTGTCACATCTGGAATCAGAAAGTCTTTGGTTATCTGGGTAGAGGGACCCAAGTTTAGATAAATACTAAAGGAATTGCTTATTATGAGAAGGTCTAAATAAGCAAAAGGGAAACAAATGTCCGAGTATGTAGAACTATACATAGACAAAGGTGCAGACTTCTATACTACCATCGATATCACCGATGATGACACAAACTTGCCTCAAGACTTAAACGGATATACTATTAGAGGAAGCCTCAAGAGGTCTCTAGTATCTCCTAATGCATCTGCATCTTTCGTATGTACCACCGATACATCAAATAGCAACGGTACAATTTTCATTTCAATGTCAGCAGCTAATACAGCCAACCTAAAAGTTGGAACGTATTTCTTTGATATTTTGACTGTCAGTGCTTTGACTAATACTCATTCAAGATTGATTGAAGGCGTTGTCCATGTAACACCATCCATCACAGGATAAGTTATATGACAATCAAGATTACACCTAAGCAAACTAAGGTTAACGTCACTACGACACCTAAGAATAGGATCACCATAAATACTGGTGGTGGTAGTGCATTACCCTCAAATATTGATACACTTGTAGAACTAAAAGATGTTAATGCAACACATATAGCTAACACCAATACAGTTGTTTACGACCAGGCAACAGGAAAGTTTGTTATTAGAGAACTGCCTATTGTAAACGGAGGAGATTTTTAAGGCATGTCAAATACCATCATTCAAATCAAGCGTTCTAGTACCACAGGAACGCCACCTGGCGGTTCGCTCCAGCAAGCGGAATTAGCCTATTCCTATCAGTCTGGCAAACTTTTCATCGGTTCTGCTAATGGTCTGGACGTTATCACGATTGGTGGTAAGTATTTCCTAGACCAGTCTAATGCAGCCTTTGATGTAATCAACTCTGCTTATGGTGTAGTCAATGCTGCCTACACTATGGCAAACATGAATTACACCACAACTAATGCGGCATATGCAGTTCTTAATGCTGCTTATACAAGTTCTAATGCCAACTATGTTGTTTCTAACGCTTCGTTCGATAAGTTAAACTCTGCATTTACAGTTCTCAATGCAGCCTATACTTCCGCAAATGCTAACTACGTTGTGACTAATGCCGCATACACCTCCTCTAATGCTGGCTATACGGTTGCTAACGCTGCATTTGATCTAGCTAATACTAAGTTCGCATCTGCTGGTGGTACAATCACTGGTAATGTTAATATCGTCGGCGACCTTACACTTTCTGGCAACACTTTCGTAGTAGATGCAGAAGTTCTAAGAGTTTCTGATTCGATGATCTACTTGGCAGGTAACAACTATACTTCTGATATTGTTGATATCGGTTTTGTTGCCAACTATAATAACGGTTCAGCCAATCTACACACTGGTCTTTATCGTGAGCATTCTACTAAAGAATACTATCTATTCCAAGGCTATAATCAAGAACCAGATAATAACCACATTGATCCTACAGCCAACGGCTTCCAGCTAGCCGTTCTTAATGCCGATATCATCACTGGCAATCTAAGACTTAACGGCGCTAACGCATACGTTTGGATCAAGACAAACTTCGATACCACAAACGCTGCCTATACAATGGCAAACATGAACTATACGGTAACTAATGCCGCATATGTCATGGCTAATCAGAATTATCTTACAACTAATGCTGCATATGATGTAGTTAATGCTGCCTATACAATGGCAAATATGAACTACACAGTTACAAATGCTGCATATACATCATCAAACGCTGCATACGTTGTCGTTAATGCAGCTTATACATCAATCAATGCTGGTTACACTGTAGCCAACGCAGCATTCAATACAGCTAACGTTGCTGATCAACATGCTGCTAACGCTTCTTACATGAACACTGGTACTGTTCCTGAGAACCTAGTTGTTGGTAACTACCGCAATATCACTGGTCTAGGTAACGTAACAATCGGCACATGGACTGCTAATACAATCGGCGTGTCATGGGGTGGTACTGGTAACACAACCTTCACCACCAATGGTGTCCTATTCGGTAACGCAACTGGTCCTCTACAGGTTACTGGTGCTGGTACAGAAGGACAAGTGCTACAAGCCAGCGCATCAGGCGTACCATTCTTTGGTATCCTAGACGGAGGCGGTTTCTAATTCTCATATAAGTGGAGTCTAAACTATGAGTGATCCAAACAAGTATATAAATTATTACGTTGAAAATTCCATGACTATGGTGCATGAATACATCAACACTTTGCTACAAACAAAGACACAGTTGAGAGTATTGGAAGATCAAGTAAAGGAGAAGGATACCGCTATTGCTTCGTTACAGAATGAACTAAACACACACTTGAGCAATAAACAAGAGGTTGACCGTGCGGTGGCTAATGCCACAAACTGGGAAAACTCTTTCAATGATATGAAGAACAAGGTATCACATATGGATACTTTGAATCATCAAATCGGTGAAGCCAAGAAGATGTTAGTTGAGAAGAATGCCGAACTTACTAAAGCATTAGGCATTATTGATGATCTAAAGAAGCAGGCAGCCGAAAAGGATGGTCAGATCAAAGAACTAAAGAAACTGGTACCATCTGTTCCTTCACCTAAAAAAGCTGTAATAAATAAGAAGAAATCTACAACTGTAGGTGAGGAAGCGGTTAAAGAAACAAAGACTCCTGTTGCGCCATATGTGCCAGGTGTTGTAGGAACTAAAGTTCCATATGAGCCTCCTAAGAAGGCTAATAATGAGGTCGCTTTAAAAGTTGTTAATGTAGTAGAGCCGGAAAACGAGACTGACGACTTTTAATGGCCAACACAACTATTAGACTAAAGAAATCTTCGGTATCTGCACATCTTCCTACTGCAACCCAGTTGGAACATGGTGAAATTGCGCTTAACTATGCCGATGGTAAAATCTTCTATAAAGATCCATCTAATAACATTCAGCAGATTTCTGGTAGTGCTAATACATTCTATACCGTTAATGCCAACGGCACTCTCTTAGTATCGACATCACCAACTGATATTCTTACCATCAATCCTGGTAACAATATTGAGATCACTGGTAACTTTCTTACTGATACTCTAACAATTGGTGCAAACCTAAAGTTTGTATATGATGTAGCCAATGCTGCATTTGACTCAGCCAATAACGTAGCACCTCAGGTAGCACCTAGTTACAATACTGCCAACGCTGCCTTTGCTACGGCTAATCTAGCATACAATCTAGCTAACGCTGCTTTCAATCTACAGAATAACGACTATAACATGTCGAATGCTGCCTTTACGGTAGCTAATGCGGCGTTCAACAAAGCTAATAACATTTCCGTTAATATCGGTGCTGTGCCACCAGTTGGTGCAATCGCCGGTAACTTGTGGTGGGATACTCAAAGCGGTCGTCTATTCATCTACTATACTGACCCGGATTCAAGTCAGTGGGTTGAAACATCACCTTCAGGTGGTACAGTTGATTATGTCGCCTTGGCTTCTAATGTTGCAGTTGTTCTAACAGGTAATGCTAATACTGGTAGCGCCACAGTTTCATATGTCATTGATAGCTTCTCTGCTAATACATACAGAACTGCAAAGTATATCATTCAAGGTGCTTGTGCATCTAATGTTCATTCTACAGAAGTTCTACTTACACATAATGGCGCAAATGTTTTCATAACAGAATACGGAACAATCTTCACAGGCAATTCCGAACTATATACAGTTAGTGCAAATCTTTATTCATCCAACGTGAACTTGATCATAAACTCAGCCAATGCTAACACGATAGTAGATTTCTATAGGTTCAGATTAGCGGCTAGATAACATCATCCTAAGGGAAAGGGAACTTGGGTGCCAGACAATAAAGAATTTAGAGTCCGCCACGGGCTCGTTGTTGGTAACAATGTATTGGTTGCCAACGTCACATCAAACACAGTATCAGTAACAGGAACAATCAACGCTGCTGCCATTCAAGTCAATGGTACATCGATTCCTTCTGGTGCTACATCCAATCTTGTCTTTGACACCGTAAATACAGCCTTTAATGTGGCGAATGCCGCATATGGTTCTGCCAATAACGTAGCACCTCAAGTTGCACCGGCGTTTAATACATCAAACGCAGCATACACACTAGCAAACGTTGCCTATACTGCCACCAACTCGGTGTTCGGTGTTGCTAACGCAGCCTTCAATTCTGCCAATAACGTAGCCCCTCAAGTAGCACCGGCGTTTAACACTGCCAATGCTGCCTATACTCAATCTAACTCAGAAGTAACAAGACTATCGGCTGCCTATGTGGTTGCTAATGCTGCTTATGGTAATGCTAATTCAGTTGCAGTATCGGCAAACAACTATGCTGGACGTATGGCAAATAGTGCAAATGCTTATGCCGTAACAATGATCGACAGTGTATCCACATATGCATTTAACACTGGTACATCTGGTAATGCGTATGCTAGAGTATTTGCCAATACTGTAGGAATTGCTGCCAACAATTATGCCGGTGCCATGGTTAATAGTGCCAATGGTTATGCTGATGCCACTTTTGTCAAACTAACCGCAGCATCACAAACAATCACAGGCAATCTTTCAATTACCGGTAATCTAAGCCTACTCGGTAGTTCTACAATCATTTCATCAAATAATCTGTCTGTTGGCGATTCCCTGATCTATCTTGCCGCTAACAACTATTCTGGCACAGACTTTTTAGATATCGGTTTCATTGCTAACTATGGTAATACAACTGGCGCTAACGTTCATACTGGTCTTGTTCGTGATGCTACCGATAAACAATACTATCTATTCAATGGTTATGATCAAGAACCAGCCAACAATACATTTGTTCCTGGTGGTAACAATATGGTCAATGCCGTATTGGTTGCAGATATCAATACTAGTAACTTGACACTAGGTGGTGCCAATGCTATTGTTTGGATTAAGACTGCATTTGATACGGTTAATGCAGTTTATACAAGTTCTAATGCAGACTATGTATTAACTAATGCAGCTTTCACATTTGCTAATGGTGTAGCCACCAATGCGGCGGCTGCCTTTGCCTTTGCCAATGGTGTTTCAACAAACGTGGCGGCCGCCTTTGCAGCCGGTAATGCCGAATTTACTTTCTCCAATACCATCTATGCTGCGGTCAATAGTGCCTTTGCTGTCATTAACGCAGCCTATACATCATCTAATGCAGACTATGTATTAACTAATGCGGCGTTTACTGCTGCTAATGCAAAAGTGGCGACCGTATCTGGTACCTCAGGTCGTATTACATCATCTGGAACGACAGGTATCACTCTTGATCTTGCCACGGCTGGTGCGGGAGCCGCTTCTTACTCATCTGGTATTTCCGCACTTACTGTTGATGCTTATGGACGTGTCACGGCTGTTACTGGTTCAGCTGGTTATGTTACTTCATCTGGCGTAACCTCAGTTTCAGGAACAGGCACAGTATCTGGACTAACATTATCCGGAACTGTTACATCAACAGGTAGCTTGACATTAGGTGGCACTTTAAGTGCTTCTGTTATTGATAATATGACAGACGAACATCGTCTATTCAATAACATGGGTGACATTCATTCTACAAGAACCTCATTTGATGCTACAAATCCTTCTTATAACTTTGGATGGCGATTTGTTCAGGGATCGACCAATGGACCTGGTGTAAATGGCGCTACTCAATATTATTCTGAATATGTAGGTTTAGGTAATGATTATGCGGCAACAGGGGCAGGATCGTATGGTATGCAAATAGCATATCCAAGAAATGTTACAGTTCCTTATATTACCATCAGATATAATGAGGGTAACGCCCTTGGAACTTGGCAGAAAATTTCCGCAGGTTATGCTGATTCCGCTGGTAATGCCGGCACTGTAACAAATGGTGTATATACCACGGGTAATCAAACTATTGGTGGAACAAAAACTTTTAGCACATCATTAAGAGTTCCTACAGTCGGCACAACTTGGATTGGAGGTTTTAGAGGCGATTCCGGTATTACAAGTTCCACTGTTGGTACAGTTTCGAGTTATCATGGTTGGTATTCCGCTAGAACGCCTTCTGGTGGATTTACAATAGGAACTTTAAGTGATACTTTCTATTGTAACTGGGCAACAAACACCAACATCGACAACAATACAAATAGTATTTCTACTCCTTTGTATATCAATTCTGCTGGAACGGCCGGAGCGGCTGGCGACTTCCGTGCGCCAATCTTTTATGATTCGAATAACACAGGTTTCTATGTTGATCCTAACGCAGCAACATCTGCCATGTTAGCCGGTACAGTCACACTAGCAACCGTTCCTAATTATAGAAACACAACAACCATTGCTTCAAACTATACTATTACATCATCATACAATGAAATGAGCATCGGACCAATTACCATAAATAACGGAGTTACAGTGACAATAGATAATAACGCAAACTGGGTGATCGTATGAGTACCTTAACAGTTCAAAATCTTCGAGGCGTTTCGCCAAGTAATAGAATTACGGTTCCTTCTGGACATAAGTTTTATGCACCTGGAGGAATTGTTCAAGTTGTTCAAACGGTCAAGACAGATACATGGGTATCAACCACAGCATCAACTTGGCAAGATATTACTGGTTTGACTTGTAGCATTACACCAACCTCAGCGTCTAGTAAAGTATTTGTATTAGTTCATGTAAATGGTGGTTCAGGTCATCCTGGTGTCGTTGCTGCTAGAGTGAGATTGCTTAGAGGTGATACACCAATTTATATCGGAGATGCATCGGGCAGTAGAACTCTAGGTTTCGGACAAGCATCTGGAGGTGATGCTGCCTTTCTTGGTGTAAATGTTGGTACTTTTATCGATTCGCCAGCGACTACATCTACTATTACCTATAAGATACAATCTCATGGTGAGAATACTGGTGCTAGATACGTAAATAGAACAACTAGAGATACTGATGGTAATGACTGTAGAATGGCTTCATCTATCACTCTATGGGAGATTGGTGTATGAGTACCTTACGAGTTGATAATCTCAATGCTAGAACTGGAACGACTATTGCTGTTCCTACAGGTACTAGTTTATATGCTCCTGGCCATGTTATTCAAGTCCGAACAGCAATCAAGACTGATATTTTTACTATGAATAGCGGTACTTATACAGACATTACTGGTTTATCTGTAACGATAACTCCAACATCGACATCAAGTAGAATACTTGTAACCGCTCATACTAATTGTTCAAAAGATGCTAACGGTGGTGACGCTTATGTTAGATTGGTAAGAGGCTCAACTGCTATCGGTAATGGTAATAGTGGTTTCTTCGGTCAAGTCGCCGGACAGGACTACTTCGCTGTTCATACTAGGTCAGTAGTTTTCTTAGATAGTCCAGCAACCACATCAACATTAACATACAAATTACAAGGCCAAGGCGGCGTTTTTCTAGTAAATGGTCGTGGTCTTGATTCGGGATTCCAAACATCCAGCACAATATGTGTCATGGAAATAGCACAATAGGGTATTATAATGCCAGGTATTCTAACAGTAGATCAAGCAAACATCGATTTTATTTACGCCAAGACTGCTGGCAGCACGGTGTATATACCTGGACACGTTATTCAGATTGTTCAAGGTATTAAGACTGATACGTTTTCATCATCAACCGCCGAAACTTGGACAGATATAACAGGCATGTCTGCCGCTATTACTCCGAAGTTTGCCACGAGTAAAATTCAAGTTCATGTAAATTTGAGTAGAGTTTCGGGAGGTAATGCTCTTGCATTTCGTGTATTGAGAAATAGTAGTCTGTTTAATGCTGGTTCTGCTATAGGCAGCCGTTTACAGGTACATGCGGCAGAATCCAACCAAGGTCGTGACGCAAACCACTGTGGTCAATGTATAATTCATTATCTGGACAGTCCAGCAACAACATCTACATTGACATATCAAGTTCAAGTTAGACCTGAAGGTACTTTTTTTGGTTTGAACAGAACTCAAAACTATTCGGATGGTACGCAGAGTTACAATTCAGTATCATCATCCACAATTGTTTTAACAGAAATAGCACAATAGTCATAAGAGGAAATTATGAGAGATTTATCAAAAGCAATTATGTCATTATATCCAAACGCACAGTGGACGCTAAATGGTGATACATATGAGGGTCTTAACTGGCTATCAACAAATATTCAAAAGCCAACTCTAGAAGAACTAGAAGTAGAATGTGACCGTCTACATCAAGTTTGGCTAGACACACAGTATCAGAGAGATCGTGCGCTAGAGTATCCAGACTTCAAAGAATACTTAGATGGTGTTGTGAAGGGTGATCAAGCACAGATCCAAGCCTATATCGATGCCTGTTTAGCCGTGAAAGATAAATACCCAAAACCACAATAATCCACCGCTAAAGGATAGCAATGGCACTTAATTTCCCAGCATCACCAGTTGATGGACAGATATACTATGACACCGCTTCTGGTAACCGATATGTTTATGATGCTGCGACCACCAAGTGGAGTTATACAGCTAACAATACTCCTACTGGTTCAGTTTATCTTTCTGCTAGTGCACCTCCTGGTGCGGTAGCTGGTGATCTATGGTGGCACCAAGACCTTGGTACCATGTTTATCTTTTACAACGATGGTGATTCCACACAGTGGGTTGAAACATCACCATCTGGTGGCTTCTCTGACGTTGCTGCATCCTTTCAGACAATCAATGCTGCTTTCGGTGTTGCTAATGCTGCTTTTGATTCCGCCAACAATGTCGCTCCTCAGGTAGCACCAAGTTATAATACCGCTAATGCTGCTTACACACAGGCTAATGCTGCCTATAGTTTTGCAAATGGTGTTGCTACCAATGCTGCTGCCGCTTTTGCTGCTGCCAATAACGTAGCACCTCAAGTAACTCCTGCTTTTAATACCGCTAATGCTGCTTTTGCTAAGGCTAACTCAGCTAACGTTCTAGCATACAATACAGGAATTGGTGCTAACAACTATGCAGGCGTCATGGCAAACGCAGCAAATGATTTTGCCTATGCTGGATATACTAATGTTTCATTTGTTCTCTCTACTAATATGGCAAATAACGCTACATCTGCTAACAACTATGCAGGTGCTATGGCAAATGGCGCAGGAACTATTGCCAATGCTGCCTTCGCTGCCGCTAACGCTGAATATACATTCTCTAACACCATCTATGCTGCGGTTAACTCAGCATTTGCAGTAATCAATGCAGCCTATACATCCTCTAATGCCGACTATGTTGTTACCAATGCTGCCTTTGCTGTGGCTAATGCTGCTTACGGTAATGCTAACAATCTAGCCATATCTGCTAATGCATACTCTGGTGCAATGGCTAATGCTGGTAATGCTTACACGGTAGTTGTTGGTGCTTCATCTAACACATATGCCAACAATACATTTCTAAAGCTAGTTGCGACTACACAAACTATTACTGGTGATTTGTCTATCACTGGTAACTTGTCATTGCTTGGTGGTTCTACAATCATTTCATCTAATACTCTATCTATTGGTGATTCGCTAATCTACCTAGCAGGAAACAATTACTCTGGTACAGATTTGGTGGATATTGGCTTTATCGCCAACTATGGTAATGCTACTAGCGCCAACGTTCATACAGGTCTAATCAGAGACGCTACTAACAAGCAATACTATCTGTTTAGCGGATATGATCAGGAGCCAGCTAATAACACATTCGTTCCTGGTACTAATAACATGGTTAATGCTGTGTTGGTTGCGGATTTGAATACAAGCAATCTAACACTAGGTGGTGCTAATGCTATTGTATGGATTAAGACTGCATATGATACGGTTAATGCCGCTTATACAAGTTCTAACGCCGACTATACTCTAACTAATGCCGTATATGCTGCGGTCAATAGTGCCTTCGGTGTTATCAATGCTGCCTACACAAGTTCTAATGCAGACTATGTGGTAAGTAATGCGGCTTTTGCTAAGGCTAATGCTGCTCTTGCTAATACATCTGGTGTTGTGTTTAACGGTTCTCTAACCCTCGGAGGAGGTGCCTCATCAATACTTGTCCTTGCTGATAGAAATACCAGCATAACAGGTGTCAGTGGTATTTACAGATCAAATAACGTAACAAGACTTTGGGATTCTGTTGTTAGCGACGTTATTGCGTTTAGTAATACTGGTCGAGTAGGTATTGCCACAACCAATCCTGGATACACTCTAGACGTTGCCGGTGATGTTAGATCAAACACAGTTTATAGGCTAGAGAATGGTACTGTCACCGCTAACTGGCAGTTGAACGGAACTTCCGAAAGTATTCTGAATACTGTATCAAATCATCCTATGGCTTTCCGCACGAACAATACGGAAAGAATGAGAATTGATGCCACCGGTAACGTCCTAATAGGTACAGCAACCGCTACCAGTGCTTATCCAATGACAGTGTATGATTCCACCAACGGCGGTATCGCTTTCAGAAATCCAGTCGGATTTACCGGACTTGCTCATAACGGCAATGATTTTTACTTTGATATTGCTAGAGGCACAGCAGCCGCAGGTAACCTAGTTTTCAGAAACAGTTCTTCTCTAACGGAGAACATGCGTATTACCAATACTGGTAGAATTGGTATCGGTACTTCCACACCATCTTACAAATTCCATGTCAGCACAGGTGCTTCTGGCGGTTTTGCTCTTTTTGAAGGATTATCAAGAAAGTTATTTCTTGAGGACTCTGGTGACGCTGTAAGACTTTCAACCGAAGGTACAGGACCATTAACATTACGTGCTGCCGGATCTGGTGGGAATCATTTATCTATTGATAGTTCTGGCCGTGTTACAATGCCTAGTCAACCAGCCTTCTTTGCTGCAAGAACTTCTGGTAACGTTACTGGTCCAACAGTTTTCCTATTCAATAATGTCATTACCAATATAGGTAACCATTACGATTCTTCTACAGGAAGATTTACTGCTCCTGTGGCTGGTAATTATTTGTTCAATAGTTTTATGTTAACCGTTTCTTCAACCGCTAGATGTCAGTGGAGTATTAGAAAAAATGGTGTTCAATTAGTTCTCGGAGAACAATCAGGAAGCACAGCTTTTCAGAATGGATCTATATCTGCAATTTTTTCGTTGGCGGCAGGCGATTATGTTGATATTTATGTTAATACTTCCGGCGATACTGCATATGGTAGTGGATATAACGGGTTTATAGGAAAACTGATTAGTTAAAAGGAGAAAACAATGACAACTTACACAGTAGAATACACAGAAACAGAAGATATGGCTATGCAGTATGCAGCCGCTTCCGTTGATGATTGGATTCAAAATGCTGCACATGAACGTGCCCGCATTGCTATTGATGAAATCGTAAAGGTAGCAGTCGAAAAGTTCCTTGAAGCAGGACAATCAATCCCAGGTTCAAGAGAAGAAATCGTAGCAGCAGCCTTCGCAAATGAATGGGTTAAGACCGCAGCACAACGCAATGAGGAAGCCTTAGCAGCCGCACCTACAGAATGATAAATACCTAAAACATTCATAAGGTAATCAATGTCATTAAACTTTCCAACATCACCATCTAATAACCAGATTTACTTTGATAGTATCTCTGGCAATCGCTATAAGTATAATGCGACCAACAATGTCTGGTTCTTCGTAGCCAATAACGATATTCAAGGCTCGTCACTTGATACACAGGTGGTGTTCAATGATGGAAACTCTGCCAACGGTTCTGTTGGTCTGACATTCAATAAGACTGCTAATACTCTTACAGCCAATACGATCAATGCCTTCTCTATGCGAGTTACAGGCAATCTCTATATTGGTTCTAATACAGTTGTAATCTCTAACAACTCTATTTCAGCACAGACACTTGAAGTAACCACTATGATCGTTGGTGGTTCTGCGGTGCCTACAGGTCAACAATCAAACTCAGTATATGATTTGGTCAACGCTGCATTTACTGTGGCTAATTCTGCCTATGCGTTGCAGAACAATGATTACACTATGTCTAATGCTGCCTATACGGTGGCTAATGCTGCATTTGGTCTGACCAACACAACCTATGCTGCCGTCAATTCTGCCTTTGCAATAATCAATGCTGCTTATACCAGTTCTAATGCTGATTATGTGGTTACTAACGCTGCATACACTGTAGCTAATGCGGCCTTTGGAACTGCTAATGGCAAGGTTTCTAAGTCTGGTGATACTATCACAGGTACACTAAGCATTGTTGGTGACTTGGTAGTTTCTGGTAATACTTATCAGTTGAATGCCAACACCATGTCAGTATCAGATCCTTTGATCTATCTCGCCGCTAATAACTATTCATCAGACATTGTAGATATTGGTTTCATTGCTAACTATGTCAATACTGGTGGTGCAAACGTTCATACAGGTCTCTATAGAGAACACACCGATAAAGAGTATTACCTATTCCAAGGTTATGACAGAGAGCCTATAAACAACCATATTGGTGCCATGAGCAACAATATGACGTTATCGGTTCTTAATGCGAATATAAGAACAAGTAACTTGAACCTTGGTGGTGCTAATGCTATTGTATGGATCAAGTCAGCTTATGATACTGTCAATGCAGTTTATACTAGTTCTAATGCCGATTATGTGGTTTCCAATGCTGCCTTTGCTAAGGCTAATGCCGCTCTTGCTAATACCACAGGCACCTTTGCAGGAACTTTGACAACTACAGGTGCGGTTTCTGCCAATGGTACTGTTTATATTTCGGCCGCAGACGGTTCATTGGAAGGTGGTCAGGTCACTCTATATGGTGCTGGAGCATATCCTAATTGGTCAATCGACTCTTATGGAAATAATCTAAGAATCCTTAATGGAAATGTTGGCACACAAACCGTAACATTTGGTAATGCATTAGGAGGTTCTAATGCCGTCAATATGACAGTCGATGGTTCTGTAGCTATTGGTACCACATCGGCGCCGTCTTACAGACTACAAGTTGTTGGTTCTGGAACAGGCGCACAGATTTATGCGACGAGTTCTGACTCATCATTGTCGAGATTTGGTCTGTCTAATGGTAATAGACATTGGACAATTTCAAACTACGGTACATCATTTTCCCCAAATGGTGGTTTTGTAATCGCAGATGAAACTGCTGGTTCGGCTAGACTGGCGATCGATACCGCCGGTAACGTAGGTATTGGATCAATCTCACCATCTGACCCAGGCGGTGATAGAAACCTGTTTCTAAGAACAACAGCTAATGTTTCTATCATCAAATCTACCACAACTGCTACAAATGCAAGTGCTAAGGCAAGATTTGATTGGTCGACTGGCACACCAAACTCTTATGCTATTGCAAGTCTAAATGACGCTGGTGGTAATCCAAACTGGCAATTCTCGGTTGGTCCCGCTGTAACTGGAACTTATTATGACAGTCCGAATCATTATTGGCGCACGGCCGCTGGTGTGGGGCTTATGCGTCTCAATTCAACTGGCAATCTAGGTATTGGGACAGTATCACCTCTCAGCAATCGTGCATTAACAATCAACGGTCCTGACTATTTTGGTATCGAACTGACCGCCAACACAACACAAGTTGCCCGCTGGATGCAAGAAGGTACATCAGGTGGTGTATATTTTGATTACGGTGCTGCACTTCAAGCCAATAGATTCTTGAATATTAGATCAGCATCAAATTCTGTTATGTATATTGATTCTGCGGGTAATGTAGGTATTGGTAGCACAACTCCTTCTACTTATGGTGGTAAGTTATCTATAGCATCTACATCTGGCAGCCAATGTTCAGTATTTTTCTTAAATCCTGGAATTGGTTCTGGACAAATTGGCTTTGCGGCAGCTAGTTCCAACTTTAAAATATATAACACATATGCCGACGGTCTGTTAGCTAACGGTAAGGGTATTGATATTGATACTGCCGGTGAGGTTGGTATCGGCACATCATCGCCTACTGAAAAGCTGCACGTTTCTGGTGGCAACATATATCTACCAGCTTCTACAGCAAATACCGGTGCAATCGTTGGTTCTGGTAGTTCTGACAACTTTACATCCGCTGGTGTAATTATACCACATTATAGTCTAAAGTGGGCGGTACCAAACGATGGGGGTGCATCTCCCGCAGCATTTTTGTCTGGTTATGCCGGTGTTCGTTTCTATTCGGGCGGCACCGAACGTGTTCGTATCACTTCTGATGGCTCTTTCTATATTGGTACGGCTGGTTCTAGCGGCACATATCTAAAGCCATGGTCTGCAAATCCATATTACTTGTCAGTTGTTACCGGTGCCTCAAGCGCACAGCTAGTTTTTCAGCGTGGTGCAAACAATGGCTATGGTATTGGTTGTGACAATGCTGGAGTGTTTGGCTTCTGGACAGCTAATAATACCTCAGCCGCTTTCACCAATGTGGCAAACTTTGATGCTTCTGGTAACTTTGGTGTTGGTACGTCCACCCCTATAGCACAACTACATGTTCATGGCACCACAAATATAGGTCAAAGAGTATTGTCTTTGGCACCTTATGGTGCTAATCAGGGCGGCGCCTCTATTATTGTCATGGGTAATAGTGATTCTGGAGGCACAAGCGGACCGTCGGTTATTCAATCATATAATAGACTTATTACTTTTGGTGTTGGTAATAGCCACACTGCCGCCGGCGGTGGAACTTTCACAGAATTTATGCGTTTGGACCCTTCTGGTAATTTGGGTATTGGTAATACACCAAATTATAAATTAGACGTTAGTGGTGTAATCAATACTAGCGATCAGTTCCGTGCAGCCGGTAACGGCGGTGATTTGAGAGTCAATGGTAACTTTGGTGGTACTATTGCAGGTATTGGTGTAGTGGGTTCGAATCCTCTCATGTTCTTCACAACCAATACTGAACGGGTGCGTATTGATGCTTCTGGTCGTTTCACTATGTCGGCTCAACCAAGATTCAAAGCGGTATTCAGTTCTGCTACAGATACGACATACACTATCAATACGGTTCTGCCATATAACAGTGCCGTATATAACGTTGGTTCACACTATAACGCCAGCACATATAGATTTACTGCTCCTGTTGCTGGTTACTATTACTTTAGAGCATGGGGATATGGAACTGCCTCAGGTGGTGCCAGAGCAACAATGTCCATTAGATTATTTAAAAACGGCACTCAAGATACATCGACTGTCACTGGTGATTTCAATGTTGGAACTAACGCAGGTGAAATCAGCATTGCTGGCCTAAACTCATATGGCACACTGTATCTAAATTCTGGCGATTATGTTGAGGCATATTGTACCGCATATAACAATAACTCAACCTTCAGAATTTATACTGGTCATGCTGGTTTCGAAGGTTATTTGATAGGCTAACTAAATAGTAACGAGTTTAACTAACATTATAAGAGGATACTATGGCAGTTACATACACCTGGGAAGTAACAGGTATCAAAACAACTACACTAAATAACACACCAAACGTAGTTGTTCAAACCTACTGGAAGAAGATTGGTACAGATGGTGAGCATACAGGTACATTCTCTGGTGCAACGCCATTCTCCGCCGATTCAATGCCAGCAGGAACAACATTCGTTCCGTTTGAGCAACTAACAGAAGAAACAGTCCTATCTTGGATTCAGGCCATTGTCGTAGATCATTATGAGCAACATGTCAATGAGAAGATTCAAGAACAGATTGATGCTTCACTAAATCCAGTAGTCGAAGCAACCCTACCATGGGCACCAGCAGCTAATACACCATAAGGAGTGAAAACATCATGAATAAAGTAACACTTGAATTGAACATTGATCAGCTAAACATTGTTCTAGCAGGTCTAGCCAAGCTACCACTAGAACAGTCACTCGATACCTTCACCGTGGTTCGCCAGCAGGCTAACGCACAGTTGCAGCCACCAGCACCAGAGGGACCTCTATCGGATAAAGTGGTAAACTAAATACTACAAATATCTAACCAGGGTAATCCAAATGTCTATTACTAAACCAGCTAATAAAGAAGAACTAAAAGACTTCTGTTTAAGACAGTTGGGTTACCCTGTTATCCAAATCAATGTCGATGATGAACAGGTCAATGATGCCGTTGAACTTGCCTTTGAATACTGGAACGAGTTCCACTTTGACGGCACAGAACGCACCTATGTTAAGCATCAAATCTCAGCCCAAGATAAAGCTAACGGTTACATTCAACTATCAGACCAGATTATTGGTGCCGTTCGTATCTTCCCTGTAGGCGGAACTAATGCCTCTATGGGTATGTTCGATCTAAGATATCAGTTGCGTCTAAACGATCTATGGGATTTGTCATCAACATCATATGTCAATTACTCATTGACTATGCAGCATCTTGCCACACTTGATCTTATCTTTACAGGTCAAACTCCAGTTCGTTTCAACAAAGTCAATAACCGTCTATACATCGATATGGACTGGATGAATGACGTTGATACTGGTGAGTTTGTTATTGTAGAAGCAATGATTATTACCGATCCAACACAATTTACTGCGGTATGGAATAACCGTATGCTCAAGAAACTAGCCACTGCCTATGTTAAGCGCCAGTGGGGACAGAACATGTCCAAGTTTGATAAGATGCAGCTACCAGGCGGCGTAACAATGCGTGGTGCTGATATATATGCAGAGGCTATGAATGAAATCACAGCAGCCGAGCAAGAGATTAGAAATACATACGAGGCCCCTCCTGGCTTCTTGGTAGGTTAAGATGGCCGTATCAGGGTATTTCAACAACTCCCCATCACAAGATAGAATGAGCAATGAACATCACCTTATGGAGGATGTTATTGTTGAGTCTATTCAGATTATGGGTCAGAACGTCTATTATATTCCTAGAGAATCCTTTGACGCTGGTGATATGATCTTTGGTGAGTATAGCAAATCAAAGTTTGACAAAGCATACCTAATCGAAGCCTACATGACTAACTTTGAAGGCTTTGAAGGTGACAATGACTTCTTCTCTAAGTTTGGTCTAGAGATTAGAGAAACATCTAACTTTATCATTTCACTAAAGGCTTTCAAAAGACTTATACCAACAACCCTTCGTCAGCGCCCGCAAGAAGGTGACTTACTTTATATTCCTGTTATCAAGAGTTTGGTTGAAATCAAGTTCGTTGAACAGGAACTAATGTTTCACTCTCTAGGTAAGAGACTGCCATTCGTTTATGAAATGCGTTGCGAACTGTTCCGCTACAGCGAAGAAGAAATCAATACAGGCATCGAAGATATCGATGAGATAGCAGAAGAAGTGCAATATACAACCAGACTTATGATGGGTAATGTACCATACAATCCAGCAGCCATTGGCTATCATGATGGTGAGATTGTATATCAATCAACCGACGGTACATGGGCTAATAACTTTGCATCTGCTACAGTTTCAGAGTTCTACAAAGCCAACGGCGCTCTATTTCTACACAACATTGAAGGACAGTTTAGAGCAAATGCCAACGTATATGGCAATGTATCACATGCAATCTTCCGCTCTATCTCTTATGATGACAGAACAGACTTTAATCCATATGATGACTACGATAACGAAGAATTTAGAACAGAAACTAATATCATACTCGACTTGAGCGAAACTAATCCATTTGGTTCTCCTTGAACCCCTTTGGGAAACTATAGATTACTAAATAGTAACGAATAGGAGAATAACATGGAAGCATTTGTATATTGTTGGACAGACCATAAAAATAACAAGTTATATGTTGGATATCACCAAGGATTGCCAGATGACGGATATATCTGTTCTTCTAAAATTATGATAAAGGAGTATAAGGAAAGACCCTTAGACTTTACTAGACAAATAATTGCAAGTGGCACTTCCGATGAAATGCGTATTCTAGAATCAAAAATCTTAGAGTCGGTGAACGCACAATGTAACGAAAGTTTTTATAATCAACATAACAGTAATGGTAAGTTTATATGTATTAGTCACTCCGAAGAAACAAAACAAAAAATTTCTAAGAACATGATCGGGAGAAAACATTCCGAGGAAACAAAACAAAAAATGAGAGAGGCGAGGAAACGCCAAGTTATAACTGATGAAGCAAAACAAAAAATGAGTGAATCGGCCAAAAAACGAGCAAACAGCATTGAAGGTAAAGAAAGACTACAAAATATCGCACACTTAGGTATGAAGGCTAGAAAAGAAAAAGGACCGATAGTAGTATCAGAAGAAGCAAAGAAAAAATCATCTGATACTGTAAGAGAACTCTGGAAGTCTGGTCATTATAATAACCGAAAATCAAGGAGAGACTCCAATATTAGGTAATTCACACTTCTACCACCAGCTAACAAGAAAGGCCGTTATTCTATTCGGTCGCTTGTTTGATGATATCAGCATCATTAGAAAGAATGATCAGACTGGTAAAGAGACTAGCCGCTTTCTTGTACCTATCATCTATGCTCCTAAGGAGAAGATGGTTACTCGTATTCTATCCGACCCTGATCTACTAAGATCGGTTGGTACTATTCTGCCACGCATGTCATTCGAGATCACAGGTATCTCTTATGATTCTACGAGAAAACAAAACTCTCTGCTAAAGGCAGCTAAGACTAATTCAGCAACCAACGTATCCGCAAGTTATATGGGTGTGCCATATGACATTACATTTGCTTTGAACATCTATGCTCGCAATATCGACGATGGTACTCACATTGTAGAACAGATTATGCCGTTCTTCAATCCTGACTTTACTGTTACTACTAATATGATTCCTGATCTAGGCGCATTGAAAGATATCCCCATCATTCTCAATTCTGTGGCAAATGATATTGCATATGAAGGTAACTACGATTCCGTTAGATATGTTAATTGGACACTAACCTTCACAATGAAGATGCATTACTATGGTGCTATATCTTCACCTAAGATTATCAAATCAGTTTATGCCAACATA